CGAATTGAGAATGCCGCGGACGAGCGCGCGCCCCATGTTGCCCCAGTCGGGCCCTTTCGGGCTGTAGAGCCCGATCATCGAGAACACCTTGCGGCGCGCGTAAGGACCTTCGAGCACGGTGAACTCGGCGTTGAGATAGACGGCACCGGTCGTGCCGCCCGTGGCGTAGCCACCCGTCCAACCCTGCGCATGATCGTCGAAGCCGCCCGGGCGGATCGTCATGCGGACCTTGGCGAGCGTGCCCTTCGGGATCAGGTTGGGGTTTGACTTGGCGTCGTTGAAGTCGGTCCACGAAGACATTGGAATCTCCTTCTTGTCAGCGGTTGGTGGTGGAAGAGGCGTCCGCAGCCGGCGCGGGGCGGCTGAACATCAGACGTTCGAGAGGCGAGCGGCCGGGCTGGCCGATCTTCGCGATGAGGCGTCCGAGATGCGCTTCCTCGACGAGATCGAGACGCCCAGAGCGGTCCTTTGCGGGGTAGCCCCACGGGTTCAGCGTCTGGCAGACGAAGACGCGGTGGAGGTTCTTCTCCGCGTCGGCCATTTCCGTCATCGTGATTACTTCATCGACGATGCCGGGGAGCTCGAGGCCGGTCTTCGCGCCGTCGATCTGCGGCACGAAGATCTTGCGGTTGAAGTCGTCGAGCTTCTCGTCGAGAATGCCGACGAAAATCACATCCTTGGCGCGGGTGTGCTGCAGATGGGTGATCCAGCTGATCATCTCGCGACCGTGCAGGCCATAAGCGCCGCGCACGTCGGGCTTGCCGGTCTTCTCCGAAAAGGCCTCCGGCTGATCCTTGGCCCACTGGAAACACAAGCGGCCGGCGACGGTGATCGAGTCGACGAAGACCGACTGGTATTTGTCGAGAGCCCGCGGATCGCCGAACTTGGCGACCGCCTCATCGTAATGGCGCTGGCTATACGGGCGGCCGTCGCGGATCGCCGGATTGGGCCCGCCGATGAACACCGCGAAGTCGCGGCACTCTTCCCATGTGCGCGGGCGGATGGCGTCGCCGCTCCAGCCCTCGATCGCCAGATCGCCCGCTTCGAGATCGAAGAACAGCGTCGTCGCGGGATTGAGCGTCCAGAGCAAGCTCGTCTTGCCCACGCCGCTCTTCCCGAAGATCGCCGCTTTGATGCCGCGAGGCTCCGCGAGGCGCTGATCGGCGAGAATGATCGGCAGAGTCACGGATTGATATCCTTCTCACCGACGGCTCCGGCGCCCGGCATGGGCTTGGAGTCGATCGCATGGAGCTGCAGGGATTCGAATGCTTCGATGTCGTCGAGCCGGTAGACGACGCGACCGCCAATCTTGAGGTAAGGCGGCCCTTCATTCAGCCACCGCCAGCGCTCAAGCGTGCGCGGACTCAACTTCCAACGGCGCGCGAGATCGATCTGGTTCAAATGTGTGGTGGACAATGAGACCTCCTTCCTGCTTCAGCGAATTGATTCGAGGACTATGAGGCAGGGGGAGGTAGGGGATCGGTAGGCGAGAGGTAGGCGACAGGTAGGAATCGAAGAATTGAGAGTCAAAACGAAAAAAGCCGCCCGAGAGGGCGGCTTTAGTGGATCAGGGCAATCAGCAGTTTATGGTTCGATCCAACAGACGCCATTCGCCTGCTTTATGATTTTCCGCCAGTCTTTGTTGCCAGAAAATGCTTTTGTGAGGCTGTTGACGCTATCACTGAAACCGGCAGTGTCCAGGACCTCGGCGACTGAACACTTGGGACTATTGATCATGTAACGGTCGTATAGGAATCGGATTACAGCGCATTGTTTTGAGCCTTTGAAATTATATGTCTTGCCCGAGACCGTAATCGTCCTGCCCTCACCGGAGATCGTCACTGGAAGGTTGCTGGGTGCCGGGGTGCCCGATATGCGCAGAGCTAATCTTTCTGGATCTGCGATCAGCGGATTGTCGCATTCACCTACGTCGCTCACGCAGACAACGGCGCTTCCCTCCATGGATTGCTGCGCCAGTCGGTTCGATGGAGTTGAAGTGAGGATGATCCGCGTCCGCTCGGACGGACGTCGTCTCAAGAGATCGCAAACCTTAGGTGACATTTCTGGGTCTGAGAGGCGGCGGGCAAACCAAATCGAGACAGGCGCGCTTCTGTTAGGGAGGCGCACATCCCCGCAATCCCAAGTGAAATTCGGCATTAACTCCGTGGCGGCGTTTCTGTTCAACAGGTGCAGATGTGACAGTGTGTAGAGAATAAAGCGACTCGGGTCCGCTCTATAGACGCTCATATTGCCAGGCGGAGGAGAAACCCAGCCGGCTGCGGGGCTAAAGTAACCATAGCTTCCTATTTCGTCATTCCAGACAAGGGTTACGGGCGTGTCATCGTGGTCGGCCCCGGACGTAGTCAATGCCTCGAATCCATCAGGAGAAAGCAAGTTGAGTCCTTGGAGCGTTTCTCCTTCAATGGAAAAATGGCCGGCCAGGACTTCTCCGGAAATTGTCGAGCTTGGTGTCTCGACGACGTCAAGGAGGAGCTTGGCCGACTGCTTGTCGAGAACGGCCGCTTTCTCAGACATCTTTCATGATGCCCCAACGCAGGAGATATTTTTCGCCGATCATGCGTTCGCGCTCCGTGCGATCCTTCAGATCGCAGCCATGCGGCATTGTTATCGTGAGCGGGACGACTTTGCCGCGGCGGGAGCCGCTCTTCGGGTGAAAGCGGATGGTGAGCTTGGCCTGCGTGACCACCCAGCCGCCCTTGAGCGGATTGGCGCCGCCGAAACGCTGATCCGCCATATTCCAGATGGTCTGCGGCGCCTGCCGGAGGCATTCAAGCGTCATGCGTTCGCCAACCGATTCGATCGGCATCAGGCGCAGAAGATTGACGCGAACCGACTCGATGCCGTCTTCGGCGTCCGTGGGGAAAGCAAACGGCTGGAGAAGAACCGAAAGGTCGAACTGACGGAGCGGCATGTGCTCCTGGCGGAAGTCAGACTTCAGGAGATCGCGGGAAAGGAAGCCCACGAGGTCTTTGCGGCTTTCGCGGTCGTTCCCCACGACCTCGATGACACCCGTTGCAGGCTCATACGTGAGCGCCGCTTCGAAGACGGGCCGGCGGGAGCGACGATCAAGGGAGCCATCAACGAATTCGAGCACATCATCGAGACGGCCTTCGCGGTAAACCGTAACCTGAACGAGACCGCAGTCATCCCCGGCGAAGGTCGGACGGGTACGATCAAAAACGTCGACCTCCACGTTTTTGGATTCGAAGCGATCGCGAATAGCCGCCTTGAATGCAGCAATGGAGACTTCGTCGAGGTTGATCTTCAATTCGGGTTCACCGAGGAACCCATCCCACATACGGCCACGGCGACGCTCGTCGGTGAAACGCACCTCCTCGGCGTGACGGAAGCCGGTCGGATCCTTGATGAAGACCCACAGCGCGCGGTCGTGGGCGTTCGGGAGCTGGTCGAGGAGGTCAGGGGTCTTGGAGATGCTGTAAATCGCCGTTTGGCCGGCCTCGTCGGTCATCTCTGTCACGCGATCCGCGTCGTTCATGACCCGGGCGACGGCTTGCTCGTCCATTTCCGTGACCGCCTTAAGTAGCGGGGAAACAACGTCATTCGCGGGAGAATCCCAGTTGATGGGCGACGCGAACGCGACCCCCGTCTGGTCGAAATAGGCCCGCAGCGCCGGCAGAGACGTGTTGCGAATGAAGTTCGTCATGGAAGCCATAGCCACCTCGCAGTTTCGCTACAACGCGAAGAAATGTTCGCTATTGCGAACCTTTGCGGAGGCTAGAGTTGATTGTATGGTGGGTCAATAATAAAAAGTTCGGAAAAACGAACTTTCTGGGGAAAGAGGAGGGAGACGTGCCGACACCTTTAGGAGAGCGTGTGCGTGACCTTAGGCGCAAGAAGGGACTAACACTCGAAGCTCTAGCTGAGCTTATTGGATCAAGCAAGAGTTATATCTGGGAGATCGAGAATAAGGACATCGCTCGACCATCCGCGGAAAAGCTGCACCAGATCGCTGTCGCGCTTGATACGACATCAGAATATCTGCTGGCCACTGAGGAGATCACAAAGGAAGATGCAACCGATCAGGCGTTCTTCCGCAAATATCAAAAAATGAACCCCAAGAGCAAAGAGCGCTTGCGTGAGATGCTAAATATTCTCGATGACGAGGATGAATGACTGCTTTGGAACGGAAATCTCCGCGGCGCGTCGCTAATGATCTCACAATCCTTCTACGGACTGTGCTCGGAGAAAATCGTTTCCCGGTCGACGTAAAATCGCTTGCCATGGAGGTTTCGCGCAATCAACCGGACCCGATTACGACAATCAAAGACGTCGATATTCCAGGTTTTGAGGGCATGCTTCGTGCGGGTCGGAAGAAACCGGGCTGGCACATCCTCTACAATAGGCACGACTCATATCCGAGCCGTGAGCGTTTTACGCTCGCCCACGAGTTTGGACATTATATGCTACATCGTCAGCCATTAGCGGCCGATTTCTATCGCGGTGGAGAATTAGCTAACCATTTTGATTTCCAGTGCCTTCCCCTCCAGACCAACAAGTGGAACAAAGAGGAATATTCTCGTGAAGAGGAAGCAGACACATTTGCCTCTTATCTCCTCATGCCAATTGATGATTATCGTATTCAAGTTGGCGGTCAGAAAATAAGCCGTTCGTTGCTCGCACATATAACCAACCGCTATGGTGTTTCCCTACTCGCTGCCGTCCGAAAATGGATTGAGTTCACACCCGCCCGAGCGGTAATGGTCGTCGCGCGAGACGGCTACGCTCTTTGGGGGCGCGCCAGCGAAAGCGCCTATCGGAGCGGAATTTTTATTCCGTCTGGGATGCCAATTCCCGATAATTCCGTAACTGGACTTGGCCCAGCTTTGAGCGAGAAGAGTGATCATGCAGTGGCTGTACATGCTGGCGTCTGGGAGTTTAGCAGGGGGGCAGAGGCTCTGCGCGAATTGGCGTTTTTCTCTGAGCGGCTTGATATTTCGATATCTGTCTTACAGTTCGACGAGGTAGTCCATGATGATGTCGATGCCAGCGCCGATGAGCTGGATACCTTAGATTATATCCAACGTCGTGAGGATTAGGGCCGTGAAGATTGGCGGATAAAAATCATGACAGAAAAACGTATCATCTGCCTTGCGAATTCCCGAAAACTTAGCGGGAGGTGCATTGCGGGCAAAGAAATAATCAAATCCCCCACGGGATCTTGGGCTATAGGCCCTTGGGTGAGACCTGTCAGTGGTCGACCTCACGAAGAAGTTTCTGAAGGCGATCGTCAGTATCAGGATGGAAGCGATCCAAATGTGCTGGATGTCATCGACATTGAAATGTTATCAGCAAAGCCTAACAGCTACCAAAGTGAGAATTGGTTGTTAGACGAACGGTATTACTGGGCCAAAAAGGCAGCCGCAAATTTCAGCATCATCCGGAAAATTGCTGATCCGGTCGGACCATTATGGCTGAACAATAGCAGCACCTATCATGGACAGTTTGACCGAATCGAATTGAGCCAAGCAAATACTTTGACTGAATCGCTCCGACTAATCCATGTGGATAGCCTGACGCTTTCTGTTTTCGCTCCGAGCGCTGCCTATGGAAATTTCAAACGTCGCGTCCAAGCCCGTTTTGATCATGACGGCGTTCATTATCGGCTGTGGGTAACCGATCCAAAGTATGAAGCCACTTACTTGGCAATGCCGGATAATACACACAGTTTGGGTGAGTGTATGATCACCGTGAGCCTGGGCGAAGCAGCTCAAGATGGGTTTTGCTACAAGCTCGTCGCTGCTATCATCGAAAACAAATAGGATTTGCTATATGAGCGCCCGGCCTCAGATTTACACAATCGGACACTCGACGCATCCTATTGATAATTTTTTGCGCCTTTTGAAGGCGCACGGGATCACGGTCATCGCGGATGTGCGATCTTCCCCTTATAGTCGTTATTTTCCTCAATTCAATCGCGCGGCCCTCGGCGAGTATCTCAAAGAGCACGGTATCAAATATGTTTTCTTGGGCAAGGAGTTGGGCGCGCGTTCGGATGATCCCAGTTGCTATGTGAAGGGGCGCGTACAGTATTCACGCCTTGCCGAGAGAGCGGAGTTCCACGAAGGAATCGAGCGTTTAAAGAGAGGCGCGAGCACCCACAGAATTGCGCTGATGTGTGCTGAGCGTGAGCCACTCGAGTGTCATAGAACCTTGCTGGTCTCGCGCGCCCTGGAAAGTGAAGCATTCGACATAAAGCATATTCACGCGAACGGGGAGCTAGAGCCACATGCTGAAGCCATGGAGCGGCTGTTGGATCTGGTTGGGCTGCCGCGCGAAGATTTGTTCCGCGACAAAGAGGATTTATTACGAGAAGCTTTAGCGGTCCAGGAGAGTCGGGTCGCATATACGAATGACGACAATGCTGAGTCGGAGGAGTAGCATGAAGATATTTACGATCGGCTTCACGAAGAAAAGTGCCAAAAAATTTTTCGAATTGTTGCGATCTTCTGGAGCAAAGCGAATTGTCGACGTACGGCTAAACAATGTCTCGCAGCTAGCGGGCTTCGCCAAGCGTGACGACCTTGAATATTTCCTGAAGGAAATTTGTGGAATCGGTTATGTGCATTTCCCGGACTTGGCACCGACCCAGAAGATGCTAGATGATTACCGAAAGGAGCATAAAAACTGGAGCAAATATGAGTGCGAGTTCCTTGAACTCATGGACAAGCGTCAGATAGAGAAGTCCATTCCCAGAGAGGCGATAAATGATGGTTGTCTCCTCTGCAGTGAGGATAAACCTCACCACTGCCATCGCCGCCTAGTCGCTCAATATCTGAGCCAGCGTTGGGGCGACGTCCAGGTCCAGCACCTCACATAACCGCGTACTGATTCGCGGGCCCCGCCGCCCATGGGGTGATTTTCTATTTCTCGGAATTGCGAAGCACTTCTATGCGTCTCTTGGGAATTCGATAAGACATTGAATTATTTGCATAACCGGCGTGATTTGCCTACCGTTCGTGAATTCCGAAACGCACGCGAGCGGTCTCGATGCCTGCACCCTCCTCCGGCCCCAATGCGATTGCGCCAAGTTGCTTGTCGCATCATGAACGCCTGTCCGAACTCGGCCAGATCCTCGCCGCCGGCCTGAGGCGCATGCGGTCTGAGAAGTCGAGTTCTTTATCTCCCGAAACCGGAGACAGTTTCGTGGACATTCTCGCCCCGGAACACCGGTGTGACGGTCGCAAACCGCGCAACCGAGTTGGAGGGCGATGATGAGAGGTGCGACTAAAAAGATCGATAGACTGCCGGCGCCGGGCGACGACCCGGCACTGGACAGGTCGGTTCTGTCTCAGCTGACGGCGCTGAAGAAGATGTCGGTGAAGGAGTTGCGGGAGAAGTGGGAGGCGCTGTTCGACGCGCCGCCAATCAGTTACAGCCGCAGCAACCTGGAGATGCGGATTGGCTATCGCATCCAGGAACTGACCTATGGCGGCCTCGGCCGTGAGACGCGGCGGATGCTGGATGCGCTCGCCGATGAGGTCGAGCGGAAGGCTCCAGCGCGCTCAAATATCAGCGACCCGCGTAGCCCTGTCGCCGGAACGCGCTTCGTGCGCGAGTGGGAGGGTATCGCGCACACCGTCACCGTTCTGACGGACGGCTTCGAGTGGCAGGGGCGCAAATACAAATCCCTCTCCGCCATCGCCCGAGCCATCACCGGCGTGCAATGGAACGGCTGGCGCTTCTTCGGCATTCGTGAGTCGCGGGGGCGCAAATGAAAGGCAAGTCCGCTTCCGTCATCGCCATGCCCAAGCGCCAGCGCTGCGCGATCTACACGAGGAAAAGCTCGGAGGAAGGGTTGGACATGCAGTTCAACTCTCTCGACGCCCAGCGCGAGGCCTGCGAGGCCTATGTCGCCAGCCAGAAGGCCGAGGGTTGGGTCGCCACCCGCGACCGCTACGACGACGGCGGTTACTCCGGGGGTAATCTCGACCGGCCCGCACTCCGGCAGCTGACCGCCGACATTGAGGCCGGCCTAATCGACGTGATCGTCGTCTACAAGATCGACCGCCTGTCGCGCTCCTTGATGGACTTCGCCAAGCTGGTCGAGATTTTCGACCGGCACAACGTCACGTTTGTGAGCGTGACCCAGTCGTTCAACACCACGACCTCCATGGGCAGGCTGACGCTGAACATTCTGCTCTCCTTCGCCCAGTTCGAGCGGGAGGTCATCGGCGAACGCATCCGCGACAAGTTCGCCGCCTCTCGCAAACGCGGGATGTGGATGGGCGGATTCGTGCCGATGGGCTACGATGCAAATGACCGCAAACTCGTGATCAATGAGACGGAGGCTGCGACAGTCCGCATGATCTTCGAGCGTTTCGTCGAAGTGGGCTCGGCGACAATTCTTGCGAAGGAGTTCTCCGAGAAGGGGCTGCGAAACAAGCGTGGCGCATTAATCGACAAGGGCTTCCTGTATCGAGTTCTCAACAACCGGGTCTATCTCGGCGAGGCCTGCCACAAGGGAGCGTCCTACCCGGGGGAGCACGAGGCGATCATCGGAGCGGATCTCTGGGACAAGGCTCACGCCATTCTGGGCGAGAGCCCGCGCGCCCGCGCCGCCAATACTCGCACGTCGACCCCGGCGCTGCTGAAGGGGCTGATCTTCATGGAGAGCGGGGTCGCCATGACGCCCACGGCGGCCCGGAAGGGCGCAAAACTCTACCGCTACTACACCTCCATGGACCTCATAAAGAACCGCGCCACGAGCGCGCCCACGGGCCCACAGCGGCTCCCTGCAGGCATGGTCGAGGATGTGGTGGTCGGGGAGATGCGACGCATGCTGCGTACGCCGGAGGTAGC